TATGAACGTCAACGTAACTTGTGGTATAGTGACAGCATACTAATTCCTTTAATGCCACAGATTGATAACTTCCATGTTGCCTCCTTTGCTGCTGCACAGATGGTACAAGAAGCTAACACTGACATTATAATGGTAGAGGGTTTATCTAATATCCTCCAGACAGATAAAGGAACAGATGCAATGCTTCAAAGGTTTACGGACTGGAAGAGTATTAAATCTGTATTCGGTGTATCTATTCTTGATAGCACTGAAGAGTATTCACAAAAGAAAATTCAACTGTCAGGTGTTAAAGACCTGATATGGGAATACTTACGCATGGTTGCTGCCAGTGTAGGAATTCCAGCTACAAGGTTCTTATCTGCTTCTCCTGATGGTTTAAATGCTACTGGTGAGTCAGACCTTGTTAACTACATCGAGTTCTTGCAAGGTTTGCAAAAAGACGTATTCTTTTCACGACTTAAACCTACGGACAAGTTACTTGCTGCACACTATGGTATTGATGAATTCACTTACGAGTGGAACTGCATCTTCCCTGAGTCAGCAAGTCAGAAGGCAGACAGACTCGACAAGGGTGCTGATAGATTATGTAAGATGACCGAGTGTGGTATCTTATCAACAGATTCAGCACTTACTGAAGCTAAGGCAGATGGTATTGTTTCCACTGAAGCTAAAGTAGGTATAAACCCAAACACAATAAAACCAATAGGAGCTACTAATGCTTAAAGGTATTAAATTTACAGACCGCATTAAAGTACCTACACAGAGACAGTTTACAGACTCTGGTCAGATGATTGTCCCATGTACGTTTGCTCGTACTGGTGAACAAATCTATCCAGCCATAGCTTTGAAAATTGCTGATGCGAAAGCTGAAGACACTGTTGTAGTACTGCGTGACGAAGCTGATGTATTTGCTGATGAGTCAGTAAGTTCATTCCGTTCTGTCCCTGTCACTCTCGGTCATCCTAAAGATGACAAAGGCATGAACATAGAAGTTAATGCTACAAACGCTGGTGACTTACAGGTAGGTGTACTTGAAGGTATGCCCACTCGTGATGAAAACAAACTTGGTGGTAACTTAGTTATTGCTAGACAAGATGCAATCGATGAAATCGAAAATGGAACTGTAGAGTTATCTGCTGGTTACACTTGCGATATTGAAATGGTTGTAGATGAAGCTGGTGTTAACCAGTACTTCCAAAGAAACATTCGTGCAAACCATATTGCAATCGTAGAGAAAGGCCGAGCAGGTTCTAGTGTACGCATTGCAGATGAAGCAGAAGTTCTTGAAACTGTTAAACCTAAAGTAGACATCGAAGTTGAAAAGCCAGATGCCGATGCTGAAAAGTTAATCGCTGATGAAGCTGCTGCTGAAAAGCTAGTTGCTGATGAGTTAGCTGCTAAGGAAGTTACAGTTGCTGATGAACTTGTACTTGCACAAACAGAAAACGCTACTCTTACAGTTAAGTTAAATCTTGCTGATGCTAAGGTAGTTGAACTAACAGATACACTTGAAGCTAATGTAGCAGACAAAGTTGAAGTTGTTCTTAAGGCAATCGAACTAACAGACATGACAGACTTCTCTGGTAAGACAGTGATGGAAATTCGTGCTATGGTTGTTGCCGACATTATGCCTACGCTGAACCTTGAAGGTAAAGACGATGCATACGTTACTGCTTGCTACGATATGTTGTGCACAGATGCAACTAGTGAGTCCCCAATGAGTAAACTTTTACGTAAGGAAATTGTTGCAGTCAAGGTACTTGATAGTGCTACTGCTAAAGACCCTGTAAAGGTTGCTCGTCAGAAAATGATTGACAGACAGAAAACTCAGTCAGTTTAAATAACATAACCCTTAAAGGAAATTAATAATGCCTATTCAAGATTTTAATATCTATACTGCTAACGGTTACGCTGGTGACTTGGTAGATTCTGGCCCACGCGTAGTTCAGACTGGCGTACTTACAACTGCTGCTATCGGTTACGGTATTGGTATGCAACGTGATGCTGCTGTTGAACGTGGTGCAAAACCTGGAGCTGCTGCTAACGTGTATGCAATCTCACAACGTGAATTGAACCATGAAGCAACTAACAAACCTTCTGATGGTGCTACTCAGTACAATGTTACTGAATCTGTATCTATGATTCGTGAAGGTTACTTGTACATCGAACTTGGTGCTGGTGCTGCTGGTATTACTGCTGGTGAAGCTCTCCATGTAGTTGAAGCTACTGGTGTGTTTAACAAAGACACTATCGCTGCTGGTACTGTTGCTTGTACTAACGTATTTGCTGAAGAAACTGGTGTCGTTGGTGACATCATCAAAGTACGTATCGACATCGTATAATAACTAACTCTTAACTGATGGGCTACACTAATGTAGTCTGTCTCTTATAATTTTAAAGGAAACTTAATAATGTCTAAAATTTGTAATGTCGCAGTAATCGACGAAGACACTGGCTTACCTACTGGTGCAATGGAAGAAGTCCTTATGACTGATGCTGTTGAGAGCTTAGTAAATCAGGGTATCTTCTTGAACGACGATGAAGGCTTGTTCTTCCAACGTCAACTTGAGTATATTCAGGCACAGAGCTTTGATGTATTGTACCCAGAGTTAATGGGTCGTCAGGTCTTCGGTGTTAACACTGAAGGTGGTGAAGGTATTAACCAAATCACTTATCGCTCATACGACAAACGTGGTGAGACTGCTATCATAGCAGGTAAAGCCACTGACTTGCCTCGTGGTGACATCTCTGGTAAAGAGTACACTATCGATGTACGTACACTTGGTAATGCATTCGGTTACTCTCGTCAGGAACTTGCAGCTTCTAAGCTGACTGGTATGCCTCTTGAGCAACGTAAAGCTGATGCTACTCGTCGTTCATACGAAGAGAAAGTAAATCAGATTATCTGGTTCGGCTCTGCTGCTGATAAGCTACATGGCTTCTTCGCTGGCCCCGCTGGTGCAGGTGATGGAAACCCTTGGGAAAACGTAACTAGTACTGTTGTAGCTGCTGCTGCCGGTGGTGGTAACTCTACAGTCTGGGGTGTTGATAAGACTCCTGATGAAGTTATCGCTGACTTAACAGGTGCTTGTGTACAGATGTATTCTGACACCAAGAAATTGTTCAGTCCTAACACTATCCTGTTATCTGTTGAGAAGAAACAGTACCTCATGAATACGCCTCGTTCTATTCATAGTGACATCTCAATCATGAACTGGTTCATAGCTAACAACGCTTTCATCAAGTCTGCTGATGACTTCAAAGACATCAACGAACTTGCTGGTATCTATTCAGCAAATGGCACTGATGCATTTGACCCTGATGGTGGCTTAGTAGAAGGCTTCACTGTTCTTGCTAACAGTCTTGAGAATGTTCGTATCCGCGAACCTTTCCCTTACGTACACTTACCTGTACAGTACAAAGGTCTTGAGTTTGAGATAAACTGTTACGGTCGCTTTGCTGGCACTGAAATGATTCGTCCAGCTGCTGTACAGCACTTCCACAACATCTAATAGCTAAAGGTGTAGGTCATGATTCAGTTGATAAAATTGGCCTTTAAGCAACCTATGCAAGCTATGGTCATAGCCCTGTGTCTTGGTGTAACAACCATGCACATGGGGCTTATGTCTGTTGGTGTAGCTATCGCTGACTTGGAAGTTAAGTCAGAGGTACATGCTAACATAGGTAAGCAGGTCATACTGATAAAGGAAATGCTTATCAGGAATGAACAAACAGTACTGTATCTTAAGAAAGATGCAGAACATTTAAGAGAAGGACAGAAGAGAATGTTAGACCACATAGCTAACACAACTCACTACCCTAACTAACGGAGAAGAAAGAATGAGAGTACGTAATAATTTAAAGAAAAATATTGGTGTAATTGCTAAGAGCACAGGTGTAGGTTTACCTCCACGTATATTAATTCCAGCTGGCTCTACGCTAGAACTGGATGATGAGTTCTGGACAGCTAACTTTGCTGAACCTGCACAAAGCTCTATTGATAGCAAGGCACTAACTATTGTTAAAGCTGTAGTACTATCTAAAGATGAAGAAGCTGCTATTAAATCTGCCAAGCTAGAAGAAGCTCGTGCACTTATTGCTGCTGCTGAAGCCGATGAAGATTCAGAGTTTGACTTTGAAGAAGCTGAAGTTGTTGAAGCAGTTGTAATCGAACCAGCTGATGTTGACGGTGTTGATGCAGTTATCGTAGTTGCTGATGAAGATGCAACTGACATTGTACTTGCTAACGAAGTTGATTCTTCTGAAGCTGAATAATTAAAGGTGAACTATGAGTACTGTAGCAAAATTCCATACGAGATTTCCTGAGTTCTGTGATGAAGATGATGACCGAGTTCAGTTGTTTCTGGATGACTGCTCACTACTCATGGGAACTCCTGAAAGGTGGTTAGACTTCTTTGATGTAGCACACGAATACTTCACAGCACATTACATGATTGTAGCTAACGCTCAAGAGTCAGGTGATTCTGGTGTACTTGCTCCTATAAGGAAACAAGAAGTAGATGACGTTATCATTGAACAAGCCATAGCTGAATCTCAACCAACCTTCGATGAACTGCAAAGTACATCTTATGGTAAACGATTCTGGCAGTACCGAAAGATTTGTTTCGTAGGTATCTATGGAGTCTAAGGAGTAAACTCTATGACAATGCAAATGCAACGAGCATTCAATAGTAGGATGCTTACTAAGATGGTAAGGTATAGTATACCTGAAGGAAGCTATGATGCAAATAACAATTGGGTCGAAGCTAAACCTACAAAGAGTTTTGTCTTTGGAGTAATTAAAGCTGGTAATAAATTCTCTCAGTTCGAGGAAGGTATTGCTATGATTAATGAAGATGGTGGTATACGTAATAGTGACTACAGAAGTTTATACATAACTGACAAATATCCAATAGTGATAGGTGACAAAGTAGGCTTCAAAGGAAAGTATTATAACATACTACAGGAATCTGATGAGGATGTGTTTGGATTTAATTCATTCATCATCGAGAAATCGGAGAACTGGACACCATGAGACAAGACGTACAAGCACTACAAGACTTCATCGACCTAATGGTTGGTGTAGATAAATTTTCATATCCCGCAAGACAGAACAACTCAAAGAAACCTGCCGACGAGTTTGCACACATAAGACTTTTGGAAGAGTACCAAGTTGGTATACCTAACCAGAAAATTAAGTCGCAAACAGATGACCAAACTATTTACCGCACCCTTAGTCCCTCAAGACTTAGGTTTAGGGTTGGTGTGGTTGATACTGACGGTGCTGCACAAGTTAAGATTATGCATGGCTGGACTTCAGAAGCAATGAAGCAACTCATGATAACAACTGGCTATGGTTTTATAAATTGTCATCCTCTATCCGTAGAAGATGCTAAACTTGAAAAGGAATGGGAATTAAGAACAGGGTTCTCTATAGAACTCTACGTAACACGCGCAAGTGAAGAGACTGTGGATAACATTACTGGTATGAGTATCGATATGGTATACTACGCTAGTGATGTAGACACTCACTCTGAAACTTATAATATAAATAATATATAGGAACAATTATGTCGATTGAAATAACTGAATTCGCTGATGTCTCTATCTCTGTATCTCCTGTTGGAGTGCAAGGTGGTAACTTTGGCATACTTGGTTTCCTTACTAAATTTTCTGATTTAGCAGATAATGTTGTCACACCAGCTGAACGTGCTCGTGCTTACACAAGCCTTGCAAGTGTTGGTGGTGACTGGCAGACTGGCTCAGAAGTTTATAAGGCTGCTACTGCATTCTATGCACAGACTCCTACACCTACTGACTTCGTAGTTCTTATGAATTATGATACCGCACAGGAAGCACAACTTGTTGGTGGTGGTCATGATATACTAACTGACTTAGTATCTATCACAACTGGTACTCTTGACTTAACAATTGATGGTACTGCTGTCAATGTAACAGGTCTTGATTTCTCTGGTGCTGCTGACTTGGATGCTGTAGCAACTCTTATTACTACAAAGATTAATGCAGAGTACGTTGGTTCTGTTTGTACTAGTACTGCTTACGGTTTTGTAATAACTGGTGTAATTGCTAGTTCATCTGGTACAATAACTTTCGCAACTGGCACAGCTGCTGCTGCTCTCGGCTTAGAATCTTATCAGGCTAAAGTAAGTGACGGTGTTGATGTTGAAACTCCAATTGATTCATTAGCTGTTGCATTGACAATGGGTATTGAGTTTATTGGTCTAGTTACTCACAAAGATTTCCGTGATGTCCTTGCTGGTTCTGAAGGTGAGACTACTTTAGAAATAGCTAACTGGGCAGAAGCTGCTAAGAAAATATTCTGTAACACTTCAAATGATTTGTCTACACTTGGTACTTTGGAAACTTGTATCGCTTCACTTATTAAGCTGAACACACTACGCTTCAGCTTAACTACGTTTAGCAAGAACCCTAACCTCTATCCTTCTGCATCTGTATTTGGTCGTGCTGCTTCTGTGAACTTCACAGCTATTGGTTCTACTATTACACTTAACCTTAAGACAATGCCTACAATCACAGCTGAAGATTTAACACCAGCTGAGTTCGGTAATCTTACTGCTAAGTACTGTTCAGCTGTTGTACAGATTGGTAAGTCAGTAAATGCTTACACAAGTTCTCGTATGGGTTCAGGCTCATGGCTTGACACTACTCACGGTTTACTGTGGTTAGAGAATCGCTGTGAAGTTGATATGTTTAACTTACTGTATCAGTCTCCTACTAAAGTTCCTTTCACACAGACAGGTATTAATATTACTGCTGCAACTCTTGACCGTTCACTACAGGCTGCTGTTCGCAATGGCTTGTGTGCTCCAGGATTCTTGTCAGATGGTACTTACTTACCTGAAGGTTACATCATTGAGTCTTTGACTTTAGCTGAAGTGCCTAGTGGTGATAAGGGTAATCGTGTCTTCAATGGTCATTCATTTAAGATGGTTGGTGCTGGTGCGTTACATGAAGTAAACGTATCTGGCTCTTTCTCAGAGTAATGTCTACAGAGACAATTTAATAGCGAGGAGCTAATATGTATCAATACAGTTTTGCCAATGTAGACCTTGTACTTGACGTACCGGATGCTGCTGGAACATACACCAGCCATGACATCAAAGGTTTTGGCACAGGCGAAGGTCTGATTAACATAGTACGTAGAGCACCAATAGCAACGACTCAGTTCGGTGCTTACGGTGACATGGTAGTATCAATGCAACGAATCAGAGCTGGTGACTTATCGTTCCCAGTACTGATGAATGCACCTGAGAATAAAATTCTTCAGGACTACGCAAACTACTTCCAAGCACAAGCAGATGCTGACGGTGCACTCATCTATCCTATACAGGCTAAGATGACAGACAACATGGGTAAGGATGAAGCTGTCCTTTCTAATGGTGTTGTCCTTGCAATGCCAGCCATGCAACGTGGTCAGACAATGAATGTTGTCAATTGGGTAGTAACATTTGAGAGAGTAGTCTTCACACGTGAGAACGGTGATGACCTTGCTCAACTTTAAGTAAACCTATAAGTAGCCTGTCCCTTTAATTAGGGATGGGCTATTTTGTTTTGGAGAATTATTATGGCTGGATATGCAGCAAAATTAAAAGACGGTAGAGAAATATACATTCCAAGTTGGCCCGTAGATGTGGCACTTGAGAATCTAGCCAGTGCTGGAAAGTACCTTGGCTCAGAAAATGTAATTAACATCTCAGAATTAAACATGGCTTCTGTAATAGTGGCTATAATGAAATCAGAAGTCCCTGCAAAGACAGCGGAACTGGTAGCACACTTTGTGTGTAGTGTACGTATCGATGGTAGCAAAATAGAACCAGCCACAGTTAATACAATGTTCGCTGATGATTTAAAAGGTGTAGCAGAAATGTTTGCACATGTTATACACGCGCAGTACGCAGATTTTTTCGAATCAGGCTTAGTAAAGGAACACTCCCCAGTCAAATAGATTCTGGAGAGCAAACTCTTCTACCTTTGGACTACAACACAATCTATCCAGAGTTGAATGGTTACTTAATTAAGCCACTACTTAACGACCCTCCACTTTGCATGTTACGTGAACTGCAAGATGGTACTTATACAATTAAAGACTTGGAAGTAATGCATCAAGTTATAGAAATTAAACAACACATGAAGCCTTCACAGGTTTCTTCTCCTCCCTAAAAGGGAATCGGAGGCTTATTCTTATTGGAGGTTACTATGCCTAAAGGTGATGGTTTTGGAGCAGGTCTTGGTGGACAAGGTGAAGATGATTACACCTACACTAACCAAGAGCACTCAGCTGGATATGAAGACGAACTATCTGCTGAAGATTTAATAGCTACGCATAGTGCCTTAACTATGGGCAATGTTAATGCCGAAGTAACTGCTGAACAATTAATAGAAGCACACAAGGCAGAGCATGGTGATGCATATGGTACAGGTGGCGCAAGGTCTCCTGACCTACAGCTTCACAGGTTTGCTAGTATGGAACCTAGACAGATGCACCTTGCACATGAATGGCTGACCGGCAACTACGTCCACCAATCAAAGAGGGGTGAACAGATAGGTGAAGCCTTAGAAGAGTTCAGAAGCGTTACTGGAGTGTCTGATGCTGAAATGGCACAGAGATTCAAAAGCGAACTGAGAAGGACTGGCTACTTCGACTACACAGGCGAGGTTCCAAAGGATGCCACTTATACGGCTCCTAGTGGCTCACAGGACACGAACATCGTTTTGAGTATGATGGGCAGGACAGCTAAGAATTATGAGGAGGCTGGAGCTGGTGGGAGACTTCTGGGCAATGTAGATGGACAGAATGTAGGTGAATCTGCTGAAGGTCTTATAAGTGCTACCTCCTTCGTTAGGGAGTTTGCAGCAAAACTGATTGACCCTAGAGTTGCAGTTGGTGGAGTCAAGTATGGTTCTATCATGGGTGACTTAGAGACAGCTATCATTAACCAGATGGTAACAAGCACTGGGTATCGTGGACAGTCAAGTACTGTACCACTTCCCAACGAGCTTCCCATTGATGGTTTAATACCCACTATCGGTAATGACCGTAATCCACAAGGTACTCCATTTACAAATTTAGGTTATGATGTTGCACTACAACAAGGTCAACTTGATGCAATGGGCGACTTAGCTTTTCTCAAGAAAGCAAACTATGCTGCAACTTACTTTCCTATTGATGGAACTAAGAAGGGTATGGGTGAGGAAGCTTGGGAGAAGAGAAAGGATATTGCAAGTGGTGACTTCACAGAGTTTAGTGAAATGTACTACGATGTTGCTCAAGTGTTTAAAGCTCAATTTGTTGATGCCGGTGATGAGATTTATGGTAATGCTAAAACTTCACAGGCATGGAGAGCACAAAGTCAAGAGTATGATGCTCAAGCAGTAGTACGTGAAAGAATAAGTTTCTTAGGTTTAGCATGGGATGACTCTGCTGATACTCAAGGTATAGCACCAGAAACTCCTTATGACATTTTACACACTGGTAATAAATTACCTACGGACTTTAAAGATAAAACTTTTGCACCAGCTGGACAGAGAGTTACAGGTTCACAAAACATGAACTACGGTCACAATGTTGGCTTATCCTCTAGTGCAGATTTTGAACAAAGAGTTGTAGACTTGATGTACCCTGAAGGTGTTCTTGGTTTAGATACTAAGACAGCTATGAATATGGATGATGCTATTGAATTAGTTTACCAAGGTGAAGAAGAACTGGACAGAAACCTTACAGGTCTGGTTACAGATAGGGATATTTATTTATCTGGTTCAAGGGATAGAAATATTCAGGGAAGTCAAGCATGGAAAGCAGAACGTAAAGGTACTGTGTCTGCATCTATGGCAAGCTTACTAAGTTCAAAAGATGGTATTGCTAAAATGGCTACCAATCTTGCGAGACAAGGTTTCAACTATGTACCTCAGTATGGTGCAGATGGTGGCTTCCAAGAGTTTGGCTTTACTGGTACGGATGCATCTGCAAAAGGTAACAGGAGAGAGAAGGCAACTAAAGAAGCTTTCCTTGCAACTGTTGGCTCTAACTTAAACTATGAAGAAGCTTTCTTTGAAACAAATAAGGACTTGCCCGGATTGGGTGCTTCACCTGATGGAAGATTGTTTAACCCTGATGGTTCATCGGCTGGCTTGTTAGAGCTAAAAACTTTACAGGACTCAACCTACAAAGGTTCAACTAAAAAGTACTACGACCAGATGCAATTGCAAATGGCTGTCACTGGTGAGAAGCAAGTACACTTCTTTGCGCGTAACCAATATGGTGAAGCTGGTGACTACGAATATAACGTAGTTGAATACGATGCTGAAAGAGCTGAAGAGTTAATTGAAATGGCTAATACCGCACAGGAAATATCTGGTGGTATAACAACTAGAAAGGAGATGAATCAATTGCAAAGTATAATTCAAGCAAACAAAAGTAAAAGACGTTCATCTTCACAACCTGCTGTTGAAGGAACTACGTTTGATGATAAACAAGTAGATGAAACTGGAGAGGAAGTTGCAGCATTTAAAGCAACACCTGCTGAGTCATCTAAAGGTAAGAGTGAAGGTAAAACAATACTTGATAAGATGCTTAGTAGCAAAACTACTGATGCCTCACAACCTGACCAAGAAGAGTTAAGTCTGAAGAAGATTGAAGCTAGTCTTAAAGAAACACAACAGAAACAGAAAGGTACTGTTGGTATTAGCGCAAGTGGTAAGAGTCATGATGACCCACTAAATGCAAGTACTGGTGCACTGGCTGACATGCTTCGTAAAGAAGAACAGCAAGAGCTTGCCAAAGCTGCTAAGGGTGGTGGTGATGGTAAAGGTGTAGAAGCTAATGAGAATTTAGCTGAGTCTTCTTTCCATGCTGCTAAGATGATAAATCACTTTGCTGCTGTAGCTCAGAAAGCTGCATCGATACTTAAAGGTATTGGTGGTGGTCTTACTGGTGCAACTGAAGATGTACTTGACGAAGGCAGACTTGCTGCTCGTGTTGGTATGACTGCTGAAGAACTTCGTGGTACTCGCGTAACACTTAGGGAAGCACAACTTACAGACAAGCAAATAAACGAAGTAGTTTCTGGTGCTGGCGAATTAGTGTCAACATTAGATACTGACTTAGGTGTTGCCGGTTTCGTTGAAAGTACTATTGTTCCTTTACATGCACTCAAAGCTAAACATCCTGAGTTAACTGACATGCCTATTGGTGATGTCACTGACTGGCAAGGACTTGATAACCAAGGCGTACAAGCTAAGGTTCAGGGTATGATGAGGGGTCTTACTCCAGCACTAAGAAAAGCTGTTGGCGATAGACTACCTGCTGGTATTAGGGAATTAGCATTTGCTGCTGATGTAACAACTGGTGAGAAACTCAATGGTGCTATCGATAGTGAAATAGATATTGCTGGTGGCAGAAGAGTAGCTGGTGGTGCATATGAAGTTCAACGACTAGCTCAAGTAGTAAACGAAAGAGCTGCGACTACAACAAGAGCTGCTGGTATACTTGGTGAGACCGCTACAACAATTGGAGATAACTTCAGTGTAGAAGGACTTGTAAGTTTCGGTACTAAGTTGCTTGCCATTGGTGGTGAAGAGGCTGCCATAGGTGCTGCTAAGTATGTAGGTGGTGGTGATATACACCAAGTTGCTAATCCTGATAGGATAGAGGCACTTAAACCTTCACAGGCAATAATGCAAACCTCCAAAGGTTCTACTAACTTTGATAAGTATGATTCACATAAAACAAGTTTACCTTCAGCTGGAATTGGCCCGATACAATCTGGTGCTGAATCTAAAGAAGATGCTAAGATAAACAATGTTCAGAACTTTGAAGTCAAGGTAACTCTTGGTGAGAAGGATGAAGTTGAAATTATTGAAGATGGTGAAACTAAACTTATGACAACAGGAGACTAACTATGGCTATGATAAAGTTCGGGCAGTATGTTAGAATCGAAGTTGTCTCAAAAGATAAAGCTGAGAAGTTTACATCGGATAGTTTAAGGATAGACTTTGACATAAGGAATGTGTCAGAGTTTGTCAGAGCTAAGATTGATATTTATAATCTTACTTCCGAGACAGCTGGTGCTATAATGAATGGTGAAAACTATGTGTCTATTATTACTTCCTTGCATGGAGGCGAGGAGGTTACTATAGCTAGTAATCTTTATATTAGTAATGCAGTAAATGAAACTAAGTTACCAAACAACATTACTTCTTTATTTTGTTTCTCCTCTGTAAAGAAATCCTTTTTAGAATTTCAATTAAAGGATGTGCAGGTTAAGAACGCATCACTAAAGAATTGCATAGATGCAGTTGTGGCAAAATCAAAGTT